CTAAATAGTATCCATAATAAATTAGAGAAAATATATAATAAGTACAAGGATGAAAAATAAATTTATAGATATGATTGAGAATGGAGGTTGGATAACAGATTCTACAGGACTACATGAAGTCTCATATGATGCAATTGTAGAAGAAGTAAAAGACCTTTATGACTACAGAAGTTCAGTAGGTATAAAGAAATATAATACAACGCTAGAGGAGTCTAAACAAAACTTAGATGAGTTCCTCCTACATCTGCAAGAAGAACTTATGGATGCTACACTATATATACAGAAACTAAGAAAACTAAACGAAGATGCCAATTAACATGAAACCAAAGAAGTACGAGGAGAAGAAAGAATTTAACAGGCGATGTATGAACAACGCCAAGATGATTGAAGAGTATGGGGATAGAGACCAGAGATATGCTGTATGTCAGGCTTACTGGTCAAATAACTTCAACCCGAAGAAATAAGTTAAGAAATTTGTTTATAAAATAAATTATACTTAGTTTTGTTTCAAACAATGATATTATGAGAACAACACTAAGAGTTATTTTTAACCTCCCAATAATGACATTACTAACAGTATTGTTAGTTTTGTTTTTTATCTTAGAGGGAATTGTTATGGCTATTTACTTTACAATAGAGACTCCGTTCCACCATATTTTAGCTTGGTTGGAGAAGGTAATAAGAAGACTAATAAAGGAAATATCATAGCTATGGGAAGAATAAAGAGATTGCTAGAGGATGATTGGTATGAGTATAGTCAGTCCATCAATTTACACTGGATGGAGGAAGAATTTTACTACAGGTATAAACCAAGACGAATTGATTATGATTATAACCTTCGACAACAAGATTTGGAGCAAGAGTGATTTGATTAAAGAGATGGAGGATGATAACTTCTATTACAACTATCTAGGCAAGAACACTTTATCCAGTTCAATTGTAACTAAGCTGTTGGAGTCTCCTAGAGCATATCAAATGTCGTTGCATCCTAGTTCTAAAAGTACAGCAGCATTAGACTTCGGTTGGTTATTCCATACTGCAATACTAGAACCAGATGTATATGAAGACCAAGTTTTTGTAGATGTATCCAGTAAGAACACAAAGAAGTTTAAGGATGCTAAAGAAGAGTTCGGAAGAGTATTTACAAAGTCAGACAGATGGAAGGTTGAAAGATTATCAGATGCCTTCTATAGTAATTCTAACGCTGTGAATTTACTATCACATTCTAAGCAAGAAGTTCCTGCTATCGGAGAAATAGAAGGAGTGCCATTTAGAGGTAAAGCAGATATATTAGGAGATGGTTATATTGCTGACATTAAGACAACTACGGGTATCTCTGGTTTTAGGTACTCAGCAAATAAATGGAATTATGATAGCCAATGTTATATATATTGCAATTTGTTTGATATTAAGCCAGAGAACTTCTGGTTCATTGCTATAGACAAAGAAACATATACAGTTGGAATATATAATTGTAGCGAGGAATTTTACGATAGAGGTAAACAAAAAGTATTGAAAGCTATAGATGTTTACAAGAAGTATTTTGTAGATAAGACTGAAGAGGTTGGGGAATTTTTTATAAGAGAAACATTATAGAGATGTACCATAGTAAAGAGGAATGTTTTTCAGATACGTTATTATCTCTTAGGCTTGGCATAATTCAAGAAGAAGAGCTGAAAGACCTTTTAAGTTATTATAGAGATTACGAACATTACGAGTGCTGTGCAGGAGTTGTAGAAGCATACGTTGAATTTAAAGATGAATTAAAAAGAATAAACAAAGATGAGAGAAGAGATATTGAAAGAGATTAGAGAATTAGTTGAACAAGAGTTTGGTTTTAGCATAGTCAATAATTCTAGGAAACAAGAATACGTTTTAGCTAGAGCTGTTTTCTTTGCGGTATGTAGAAAATTTACTAAGGCTTCGTTATTTCATATAGCTAGGGCTGTAGGTAAAGACCATGCTACTGCTATTCATGGCATAAAGATATTTGAATCGTTTAACATTCAGCCTAAATTATATAAGACTCAAATAGATACTTATAATGTATTGGCAAAGGAATTAGATGACAATCCTAAAGAAGAGGTTACTATTCTTGAGAGGGTAAAAGAAGAGAGAAAACAGGTTGAAGATAAGTACAATGAATTATTGAGTAGGCACAAACATATGCTTAGTTACTATTCTAAGTACGACAAGGGAGCTTACAAAAGAAATTTAGAACTAACAAATGAATAATATGTTTTATTTACTAGGGGGTATGATATTAGTAATGATGCTAATGTTAGAATAATGGAAGAAAATAATATGGAAAAAGATGAGTTATTTAAAAGGCTTAATATATTTAAGACTAAAGAAAAAATAGAAGTAGCAGGTGTAGTTCCGCTACTAATTGATGAGTTAAAATTGTTATGTAAAGGGTATGGTGCATTAGACTTTTTCATTAGACCATGTACAGATGATGAGATAGAATTTGATATGGATTACGATTCTGATATTGATATTACAGATGAAGTTAGAAATGAAATGAATAGGCATGAAGCGATATTTAGGTTGACTAAAAGTTTGTTTCATTACATGGATATACTTAAAGATGATGAATTAACAAAAATCAATGGAGGAAGATAAACCTAAGAAGCCAGATGGCAGAAAAAACAACGGAGCTGTAAAAGGTATATCTAGGGGTCAAGGTAGACCTCGTAAGATAAATGATAAGGATACCAATAGGCTAACACTAGCAGCACTAAAGAAAGTGTTTGGTAGTGAAGAGAAGATGTGGCAGGAGGTTGCCAAGTTAGCTAAGGGAGGTTCATCTAAACACTGGGATTACCTTATGAACTATAGGTATGGTAAACCAAAAGAGATGCAACAGATAGATGTCAACACTAAGGTAAATATTCCTGTGATTGATTTTATGCAACCAAAGACAATAGATATAACACCTGAAGATGAATCCAAAGAACAAGATAATAAATGAATTTTTCCCAGACAATCAAGTGATAGTTGAATGGGATAAGCATAGACAGAATCAATTTGTCGATTTGTGGAAGCGAAAAAATAAAAAAATTAAACCAAGATGAAGGAGTCAACACTGATAAAAATGAAGAGTGATATACAGAAACTACAGCAAGTAGTTGTAGTGGCTCTCCATAAAATAGAGAAGCTAGAAGCTAAAGATGTAGAAGTAATAGAACCAGAGAAAGTTGATTAAGGAAACATTTCATAGAGACTTAGCAAGAGGTAAGCAAGTAGAGAATAAGGTTTTATCTTTGATTAGGAAAAAGTATCCTAAATCTTTTATACAGGATGGCTACTTTAAAGATTGGGATATATTTATACCAGAGCTAGGTGTTGGAGTAGAAGTTAAGTCTGATGAAAAAAGTAAGTACACAAATAATATTGTAATAGAGGTTAACTTTAATGATAAGCCATCTGCATTATCTACTACTAAAGCAAAGTATTGGGTTATATATGATGGCTATCAATTTAATTGGTTTGAGGTTGATTCTATAAAGAAATGTATAAGAGAAAATAATTTAAGAAGTTGTAATTTTATAGGCAAGGGAGATACAAAAAGCAAAGAAGCTTATTTGATAAAAAAAGAATTGCTATATGATTACAAGCTTAATGGACACAAATAGTAAAGGTGCTTATGCGGAGTATATGTTTGCCTGTGAATGTTTAAGGCATGGCTTCTACCCCTCATTCCCTATACTAGATTCATCTGTGTATGATGTGCTTGTTGATACAGGCTCTAACATTATTAAGGTTCAAGTTAAATATACTGCTAAAGTTCCATCAGATAGAAATTCAGTTCAAGTACCTATAATGAATGGAAACAAAGTTAACTATACTTTAGAATTTGTAGATTACTTTGCTATTTATAGTGAATACTTTAGTGGATTTTTTATAATTAAAAATACAGGGTCAATTCAAGCTTTAAGACTAAACAGTAAAAAAGGGTCTAAGTATGAGTTACAATTTAATAACTTTAGCTTCAATGAATAAAATACAGCTCCATCCAAAATACCAATCACTATTTAATTCAGATAGCAGGTACTTTGTTATTACAGGTGGTAGAGGTTCTGGTAAGTCATTTGCAGTTACTATATTTCTGGCACTACTAACCTATGAACAAAACAATAGAATTCTGTTTACTCGTTACACTATGAGTTCAGCAGGTATGTCTATTATCCCTGAGTTCTTAGAGAAGTTAAATTTGATGGGAGTTGTACAGAACTTCAATGTAACAAAAGTTGACATAGAGAATGTAGCTACAAAAAGCTCTATTTACTTCAGTGGTATTAAGACGGCTTCTGGAGACCAGACTGCAAAACTAAAGTCTATTAGTGGGGTTAATACATTTGTATTAGATGAAGCAGAAGAATTACTAAGTGAGGAGAACTTTGATAAGATAGATTTCTCCATACGTTCAAAGGATGCCAAGAATAGATGTTTGTTAATTCTAAACCCTACTACAAAAGAACATTGGATATACCAACGGTTCTTCCAGAACAGAGGAATACCTGATGGATTCAATGGTACGGTTGGAGACGTTACCTATATCCATACAACTTACTTAGATAATATTGAGAATCTATCGGACTCCTTTGTAAATCAAATAGAGGATATGAAGATTCGTAGACCAGATAAATACCACCACCAAATACTGGGAGGTTGGTTACAACGTGCAGAAGGCGTAGTGTTTACTGATTGGCAAATAGGTAAATTCAATAAAGATATTCCGTTAAGAGTTTTTGGATTAGACGTGGGATTCTCAAGGGACGAGACAGTTCTTACTGAGGTATCTGTAGATAAGGAACGTAAGATAATCTGGATTAAAGAACACTTCTACAAGAAAGGATTAGTTACTTCTAATATATATGATTTATGTTTGAGGTATGCAGGGAAGGAGCTTATAATAATGGATAACTCTGAGCCTCGTTTATTATCCGAACTCAATTCAAGAGGACTGAATGTTGCTCCATGTGTTAAGAAGAAAGGTAGTATCATCGCAGGTATATCTCTCATGCAGGACTATAACATTAACCTAGATGGAGAGAACTTAGTCAAAGAATTTAACAACTATGTATGGGATTTGAAGGGTGTGAAACCAAGAGATGCCTATAATCATGGTATTGATTCAGCACGTTATGCTGCTGAGTATCTGCTAGTTAGAACAAATCCAAGAGGAATGTATGTTATTAGGTAAAGAAACATTTGGTATATTCAAAAATAGATTCTATATTGCAGTATAACTTTTTTTTATTTTTATTTATCATCCTTAAAGCCCTCTAGTTATCTAGGGGGTTTTTTGGTTCTATAAAATAAATTGTTGATAATGTTGTGTGTATTAAAAAAGAATTATATATTGCACCCATAAACAATAAAACAATACAACAATGGAGAACAAACTATTTACAATTATCGACCAGTTAGTATCTAATGGGAAAATCTTCTCAGCTAACTTCACTAAATCAGATGGCTCACAAAGAGTAATGAACTGTAGAGTTGGAGTACAGAAAGACCTCAAGGGTCTAGGGCTTCAATACGACAGGCGTAAGGCACGAAACATTATCGTATGGGATATGAATGCCAAAGGGTACAGAACCATCAAGACAGACCGTTTAAATTGGATTAGAATAGGTGGACAGAAGTTTGACTTTAATACATAGAATATGAATCACGAACTAAATAAGTCAGAGTTAAATTTAATGAGAGAATTAGATTCTTTAGTTAGCATCGAATCTAGGAAAACTTATAATATGGTAGAAGCTGCTCAATTGTTAGGGGTTTCTTATAGAACTATAAGATATTACAAGGACATATTTACTGAAGATGTTTATCAGATAGGTAGAAACGTCATGTTAACTGAAAAATTTATACATAAAGTTCAAATATGGAGAATGAAGTATGATTTACTTAAAAAAAGTAAAAACAAGCAATCTAATGAAGTTCTTAATAATAAACTAAAAGAAGCTCAAAAAATAATAGATAGGCTCACTATGGTAAATAGAGTTTTAACTAATAAAATAAAAGAGGTAGTTGATAGTTATAAATTAAAACAATTATAAATGCCTAGAAAAAGAGTAATAAAATCAGAGCGTATATTTGCTTGGAAAGATAATACAATAACATACCTCAAGAAAGATGGTACTGTTAAAACAATTAAAGGAACAATTGTAAAAAGTTAATGAAGAGAAGCAAACTAATTAGACACAAAGAGGGAGATGAGTTCCCAGAACAATTCTGGAACTACTTAATAAATCCAATAACAGGATTCTACTACTCCATCAGACAAGACCAACATTATAAGAAAAAAATTTATGGACATAATAGAGAAGATTGAAGAGTTAAGGGAGCTGATATATGATAAGTTTAGTAGACCTCCCTCCGAACTAGAAAAGGAATCAGATAGGGATTTCATTTATCAATGGCACAGACTCACAGTAAACGAAGCTGAGTACATTAGTAAGATGGTTAATGACCGCATCATAGACCTAAAGAGAGACCAAGATAATAATATAGATGAGATTTATTTCCTCTATAGAATAGATGAAGCATTTAATAATAAGGAGATATGTTAAAATTAAAAAAAGTAAACGATGATTACTACTCAGTAGGAGAAACAAATATTAAAATACTTATAGATAGAACCACCGAAAATTTGCTTTATATGCCATGCTTGGCTGATTGCTTTCGAGAGGAAGAAGATATGTATTGGATTAGTAATGAAAGAACTGAATTTGTTTCATCAAGATATCTAAAACCTATAGTAAGACAGATACACAACTTCATGAAAGAAGAGCTAATATCTCGTAAGAAACTTCGAAAGGAAGCTTTAGAAGAATTTGAGTTTCATCACGATTTAATCAATAGATACAGTAATTCATTATCCAACAAATGAGCTTAATACGAAATAGTAATTTAGTAAATCAGGGAATAGATTTCACAGGAGTTAAGAATGGTAAAATCCATCCATCTGATGTAGACTTTGTTTTTGAATTTGATAACCAAATCCTAATACTTGGAGAGGTTAAACGTAGGCACAATAAGATACCTATAGGACAACAGTTACTACTTACTAGAATAGTTGATAGATGGGGAGACGGAGGTATTGTTCTAAAGGTAGAACACGAATATAAAGACCAGAATACTAATATACCACTAAAGGAATGTTTCATCACTAGAAGGTATTTAAATAGAGAATGGAAGACCTTTGAGTATGGAACTGAACCGATACTACCTTACCTAAATAAAATAGGAGAACACTACCAGAATAAAAAATGTAGGATTTCAATTCAATAGGGGTTTCAATTCAATACCCCTTTCAATTCAATACCCCTTTGTGAATTCAATAGGGGTTTTCTTTTGCCTATATGTTATGCGTGCATAATA